AGGCTCCAAGGCGGCAAAAGCGGGATAATCTGTGATCCCCAGGTCAACGACATCGGCTATGTCATGGCGGCGGATCGCGACATCAGCAAGGTCAAGGCCACATCTGCCGCGGCTCTGCCGGGTAGCTGGCGTCGGTTCAATATTGCCGATGGCGTCTATTGCGGGTCGATTCTGACGGTAGCTCCTACCTGCTATCTGCTCTTCACCGCAGACGGGCATTTCAAGTTTTTGGATGTTTCAGGGAATGTGATACAGAGTTCCTCGAATGGGTTGACGGTCACGCCGGCCGGCGGATCTGGCGCGGTCATCACGGTAAGCTCAACAGGTGTGACGGTTACGGGAAATTTGACGGTGACGGGAAACCTGCAACTCGGAGGCAACGTCGTGGCGCAAGCTGGCGGGACATACGCGGGCAGCATTTCGGTTGCGGGCAACGTGATCGCCGGAGTAGGCACGGGCGATCAGGTTGGCCTGAAAACTCACATTCATTCCGGCGTGACGACGGGCGGCGGATCAACGGCATCGCCAACAGCGGGGACGTAATTCCGTGGGAAGCACCTTATTGTTGGATACCGCGGCATGGGATCTCACGCTTGATGCGTATGGAAACATTGCCGTTGCAGCCGAGCCGTACAGTCTTGCGCAAGATGCGGCATCGGCAATCAAGACATTTCTAGGCGAGTGTTATTGGGATACGACGGTAGGCGTTCCGTACCTCACTCAGATTTTCAATGGCGTTCCCCCTACGCTTGCTCAGCTTAAACAGGCATTCGTAACGGCGGCTTTGACCGTTCCAGACGTCGCAAGCGCGGCGTGCTACATCACAGGCGTTAGCAATCGGACGTTAAGCGGGCAGGTGCAGGTTACGAGCGTGTCAACCGGGCAGGTATCGGCGACGACTTTTACGGTTACCAATCAAACCGGGATCGGATGATTAAGTGGCTACGACAAATGTGCCGCAGATCCAATTTTCGGCTACTGGGTATGTTTCGCCTTCGGCACCGTCCGTCTTGCAGGGCGTTCAACTCGATATTAACTCGGCGTTTGGCCAAAATCTAAATTTTGGATTGACGACGCCTCAGGGTCAGCTTTCCTCTAGCTGGGGAGCAATCATCGCGAATTGCAACGCGCAATTTGTTTTTCTCTCTCAAATGATGGACCCGGCCTATTCTGTAGGAAAATGGCAGGATGGTATCGGCCGCATTTATTACATGACGCGGAAAGCGTCTCAGCCTACATCGTTGCAAATCTCATGCGCCGGCGCCAATGGCGTGCAAATTCCGCTCAATGCCCTGCTGCAAGACAACGCGGGAAATTATTATTCGTGCGTAGCGACGGGTACGATTCCTGCAAGCGGCCTAGTGACGCTGTCATTTGCTTGCACGGTATCAGGTCCGGTTGCGGTTCCCCAAACCGTGACGATTGTGCAGGCTATTAGCGGATGGGATAGTGCGACCGTTATCTCAGGGGTCATAGGATCGGTTGTAGAGGGACAGCAAGCGTTTGAAACGCGCCGGCAGGATAGCGTAGCCGGAAACAGCTATGGCCCTGTAGGGGCTATTATAGGGGCCGTGGCGGCTGTTCAGGGCGTGCTTGATTATTACGGGGCGGCAAATCCAACGGCTAGCCCGGTGACATCGAACGGGGTCACGATCGCGGCATATTCGACGTACATCTGTGTGGCGGGCGGAACACCTTCGGCGATTGCTCAAGCTATCTGGTCCAAGAAAAGCCCAGGCTCTCCTATGACCGGGAATACGTCGGTCACGGTGTACGATACCAATCCGTTGCTTTCGACTCCGGTTCCTTATACAATCACCTATCAAATCCCATCTGTTTTGCATGTTACCTTCGCCGTCAAAATAGCGAACAATTCGCTTATTCCATCGACAGCATTGACCCAAGTTCAGAATGCATTGATCTCGGCATTTGCCGGCGCGTCACTGACGGCAAATTTTACCGGATCGATTTCGGGAAACCTGCTAACCGTCACGGCTATTTCGTCAGGGACAATTGCGGTTGGTCAGGTCGTTACCGATCTGACGGGAGCCATATCGGCTAACACGACGGTATCGCAGTTAGGCACTGGCACGGGCGGGACCGGAACCTATCTGGTCAGCATTTCGCAGACGGTGCCTAGCGAGGCTATGTCGTCCGCTACTCCTACGACGTCAAGCGTTCCACGAGCTCGCATCAATTCCCTGCTTTATGCCGCTCAATATGTGCCGACAGTTGCCGCGCTAGGAACATGGGCCAAGGTGATCTCAGTTCAGATGGGATCTCCGAACACTTCGGACGCGGTAGTTCTTGGTTACATTGTCGGAACTGTGATGACAGTCACTCAGGTAACGTCGGGGACGATCGTTCTAGGTGATTACGTCAATGATTCCGCAAGTGCGATCATCAACGGGACATCAATTTTCTCGTTTGGAACGGGCACCGGAGGCACGGGAACTTACAATGTAATCAATACTCAGACGGTAGGAGCGACATTCACAGGCACGGGTAGCGGCACCAATTTGACGGCTAGCGCCGTGAGCGGAACAATTTCGATTGGCGACACTATCGTTGGTTCTGGTGTTCCTGGGAGCACAACGATTATCTCTCAATCATCCGGAACGACGGGCGGCGCGGGCGTCTATGTGACAAGCAATTCGACGACATCAAGCGGGGCGGCTTTGTCTTCAAACAAGTCGATTTCCTGCTATTCGGCGAACCAAACCTTTATTCAGGTTAACGCCAATCAAGTTCCGCAGTTGGTCGCGAGCCAGATAACGTTGACGACATCATGACACAGGCTCCGTACCCTAGCTATCCGACAGGAACGGCGCCGGGCGCAAATGCGATCGGCTCTTTCGCGATTGGTCAATCTCCGATCGGCACTATTGCTCCGTTCAATGAATGGGCGACAATCATCAGTCAGTATGCCAATTCTCCTATCCTTACCGGAATGATCGAGGCATTTAACGCCGCGGTCGATCCGACGCAAATCATCGACAATCTTTACGATATGATCTGGAACGTTCTCACCGCAACCGGGTACGGACTTGATGTTTGGGGCCGCATTGTCAACGTGAATAGAGCGTTGGTTTTTAGCGGAAGTACAACCTATATCGGCTGGGAAGAAGCGGGATCAAGTTGGACCGGCTTCAATCAGGGAATTTGGTTTTCTGGCGGCGGAACGACTACAAACATTCTTTTGCAAGATTCTGATTTTCGTCGTCTGATCTTGGCCAAAGCAGCGACAAATATTTGCAACGGGTCTATACCTTCGATCAATTCCATATTGCTGAATCTATTCCCGTTGCGAGGTAGTTGTTACGTCAAAGACAACTTGAATATGTCAATGGTCTACGTATTCGATTTTACTCTTTCTCCCGTAGAACTTGCGATTATCGCCCAATCCGGGGTATTGCCTAACCCGGCCGGTGTTGCGGTTACCATTCAACAGGTGTGAACAATGAGAAAGATTCTTTCGCTAACAATGGCTGTGATAGTTGCTTTTGTTGGGCAGGCTAGCGCCCTCACGCAATCGTCCATCCCGCCAAAGTTTCCTTTCTATTGGGGATCGAACGCGGGCGCTGCTTACATCCGATCAATTCCTACGACGTCCCAGATTGGCATCGTAAATTGCGCGGCGTCTCTTCCGGACGGATTTCCGCCGCTCACGTTCCTAGCCCAGACGTCGGGCGGGTGCCCTCCGTTCGGTCAGGACATGAACGGCATTTTGCGCCAGATCACGCAGTGGCAGCAGTGGCAGCAGGCGGGAGAGCTTCCGACTATTTATGATTCGTCGTTTCAAACGTCGATTGGCGGATATCCAAACGGTGCGATCATTCAATCGGCTATTGTCCCAGGCGATTTCTGGATCTCGACTGTAGATAACAACACAACAAATCCAGACAATGGCGGCGCAGGTTGGTCACCGGCTCCTAGTGCATATGCAACGGGCGATGTGAAATGGAATTGGAGCACTTCCGCTTCTCAGTCGGGATGGGTAGTTGCTAACAGCACGATAGGGAATGCGTCATCCGGAGCAAACTTGGCTAGTTCTACAACGCAGCTTTTGTTCATCTACACTTGGAATAATTGTTCCAACACCCTTTGTCCGGTATCGACAGGGCGCGGTGCAAATGCGGCGGCAGATTATGCGGCAAACAAAACAATTCTTGTTCTGTCTCTTGCAGGAACAATGCTAGTTGGAAACGATCAAAACAACGGAATATTGTCCGGAGTTCCGGTAATATCCGGAAGTGGGATCAATTCGAATACGTCAATCATTGGCGAAACTCTTCACACGATTACCGCGGCGCAGCTTCCATCTCACACTCATAGCGGAACTACGGGAACCGAAAGTGCTGCTCATACGCATTCAGGTTCAGGAACTACCGCAAGCGAAAACGCATCTCATACGCATCAATCAAACTATTATCCGTTGAGCGTTAACGAGGTAGTCAACGTAGGTGGAAGTGCATACTTAGTTCAAAATTCATTTTCTACGAGCACAACAACTGGTGAATCGGCAAATCATCAGCATACTTATTCATTTACAACTTCAAACGAAAGCGCATCGCATACTCATTCGTTTACTACGGATGGATGCGGCGCATGCGCTGGCTCGGCTGAGAACAATACACCTAGGGCAATGGTCGGATATTGGATGATCAAGCTATGAAAAGAATAGCATTTTTGGTTGTTGCGCTTTGGGCATCTTCGGCTTGCGCTGATCCGGTGAAGATTCTTAAATCTCACATTGGACCGTCGTTTGCCAACGAGGTTGCATCCTACGGACAACAGCTATCCGAGTGGAAAGAGCACATGGCTCATGTCGCGGCGGATAAGGCTGCGAACGTGCCAAAGGACAAAGCGTATGCTCCGTATCCCGCTCCGGTAGCTCCCGCCGAGGTAATGTCGGCGGTCGATGAAAACGGGCATCCCAACTATCAGATCGTTGACGACGGACCGACGCCAGATCAGGTTTTGTCAGCTAAAAAACAGACGTTGTTTGATCGTGTGTCAATCATTGAGTATCAAGAAATTCAGAAGATTATCCCGCACGGGAAATTAGGTATTCTGAATTACCGATCCCAACAGATCGAGGCCAAGGATACAGCCGCAATTCACGCGGCAGAAGCCGATGCGAATTTGAAGGCTTCCGCTTTTCTATCGACAAGACATCAACTCGAAACTGTTCAGCAAGGGATATCAGCTAGACTTTCCTCACAGGGAACAGTTTCAAAGTTGATAAATGGCCCCTCTCAGCCTACGGCAGACGAAGCATCGCAAGTCAGTGATTTGCAGGCTCAGGCCGATCAGAAAAAAGCGTTAGCCGATGCGGCCCGCGATGCATTGGCAAACCCGGAAGCTGTCAAAAAGGCGGCTAGAAATTCGGACGATCAAGCTTTTGTCGAAGATAGAACGGCAAGACTTGCCAAGATCGACGCAATCCATCATTGGGCAGCGCAAGAAAACTCTGATATTGACGATCTCACGGCGGCAAACGTTGACGCCTATCAGGTATCCTCACCACCGGAATAAATCATGCGCAGGATCATTGCATCAGCCGTTTTCTATCTTGCGCTAATAGGCGGTGTTTTTGCTCAGAGCCTTCCTCCATGGCCAATTACGACATACGGCTATGTCGCAACCCCGGCACAATGGGGACAGGCATTTACGAACAAGCAGGATTATCTAGGCGCTGCACCATGCATCGTTACCGGCTGCGTAATGACCGGAGAGATAAGTTCGGCAGCATCGACCGCAATCTCGTCTGGCTTTAATATCGCCCCTGGTGTTGCACCGACAACTCCGATCAATGGCGATATATGGACTACGACAGCGGGCCTCTATGTTCGCATCAATGGGGTTACGATTGGTCCGCTGATATCGCAGAATTTTACCGGCAGCTTGACGGTTACTGGCGCTCTTATTTCTAGTGGGACTGTGCCGACAGGAACATCAGGATCTTGTGTGGCGTCTAGTTTTGTCGGCGGAGCTACAGCCGGAAAATTTACGGCTCCGACTTGTGCGGCAGGCACAATCATTCTGACGAACATGCCGGCAACAACGACCGGATATAGCTGCATCTTGCAGGATCAGACAACGATCGCCGATACGCTGAAACAGACTAGCAGCACGACGACATCAGCAACATTTACTGCAACAACCGCAAGCGGTGACTCGATAACTTACGATTGCCGAGGTTGGTAATGGATCATCCGTTTACTCGATTGAAGCCTGAGTATTCGTCGCTTCTAAACGCGATGACGGTACGGCCCGAATGCCGTGATCTTGTGAATCAGGTTGCTGTCAGGTTGATTGGCTTCAAGAGCCGATATGCTCCGGTGACTGCGGCGATCGGCGTTCCAGCCGTATTCATTGGCCCGTCATTCGAACGCGAGGCATCGAGCGATTTTAGCAAGAATCCGGCTCAGGGTTGGCCTCTTACGAGCCGATC